GTAATATCGGATGTAATTGCCTGCACATCTGGTTGATCCAACGGAGTGCCTTTACCGTTATCGTTAAAGATTCGACTGAGGTTAGCACTTAATGTACTGTCTTGCTTATATCGGAAATAGAAATCACTGAATAGTTTTGTACCAGCAAGATGAACATTTTCTTTTAGGCTCTTCTCATAATTTTCTCTGGATAATGTTGATTTAATTTGATATGAGAATTCCTGATAGAAATCACTATCCTGTACTTTCATATTACTGTCATAATAGGTATCTACACCATCAGCGGCTAATGTCTGTGTAAAGCCGTTGAGATGAGATGAGAAGTCAGCCCAATAACCTGAGGTAACACCTTGTGAATCAACATTAATTTGTCCACGAATTACCGGCTGTCCAGCATCATCCCTAAGATAAGCTTCGGCTTGATCAATATATCCATAGCCAGAATTATAGATTGCAGCGGTTTCAACTCTACCTTCCGCAAAGTCCGTAACTGAATTAATCGTAGCGTTATCACCATATTGATTTGAATTATAATCTGTGGCAATATCAAACACTGCAAACTGCCCGGCGATTGAACCAATAATATCATTTCCTGTAAAGCCATAGTAACTATATGGCAGAACATTAATGGTACCATTCTCACGGTTAATTTCTAAGATCTTACCAACGACCCCAGTGACATCCTCTGTAATTGTTTCACCAACCGAAAATGCACTAGCAGATTCTGGTGGATCAAATGATATGATTTGATTATATCTGTCAAAGTTTTGCATTACCTCATCTCTGGCAATAGCAAATACATCATTTCTATAATCTACACCTGGGTTTGTATTGAGGAAATCATCAATAGTACCAATGTTAAATGGTGTGAGATCAAATGCGTCAGTTAATACAGTAAAGAAATTCGGCGATGTTTCGGAACCTGACATTGTATTAGCGCCGGCATTGTAATCAATTAAATTTGAACTTGACCCACCGGATGCAATATCCTCACCTAGTAATTGAACATTTAAGAAATCAGCAATGGGGTCTGTAATTAAACTTACCACCTCTGGATTTAAAAGAGGTGCTATTTTTACATCCGAATCAAGGCCAGAGTCGGCAAACATATTACCAGGAGACGTATCATTTCGTTCTGTAATATCATTAATTGCAACTGCCTGTGATCCAAGATTTGTAATAATTAAATTAGGATTTCTGTCGTCAGTTGATATGTTTGGCCCGAGCACAAATTCATCAGTACCATCCATAAGAACACCTACTGAGAAATCATTTTGACCTATTACAATACCTTGATTACCATTTGTATCTCTTAATCGTTCACCGGGAATGAATACTCTTTCAAAGTTATCCATAATAATTGATTGGTTCGAAACAATTAATTTTGTATTTTCAACTGTATAACCAAAGCCACCATTTTCTACGGTGTATTCAACCTGCCCAGTCGGATTCGTAGAAACACTAGTAACAATTGCTCGGCCGCTTCGTCCTGAGTCACTTACGACATCAAAAATGCTACCTTTTTTAATATTTGTTTGGCCGCCAGGATCATTTACCAAGAAACCACTTAATGAACCATTTACTCTACCGAATGTAACTAATTTGCCATCAATAATTGTATTAATATCATCATACTTTGTAAAGTTACCTTGTAAAGCATCAATGAATAAAACTGGGGTTGGTGTTTGATTGATTGTAATTAGGTTAACACTATTTACAGCAGCCTTGGCACCAGATAATGATCCAATAATATTTCTACTATTTAAATCAGCATAGGTATATTCACCACCGTCAACATCAGTAAATAAATTATCATTTGGGAATAGTTGAAGATAAACACCGGTCTGCCATTTGGATGAGGACGGCTTTAATATCTGTTCAGCAGGGTAGTAAATCTCAGCATCTTCTTGATAAAAGATTCTAAAGAATAAAATAATACCTTCTCTGGTTCCTTTTCTATTATAAAGATCCAAAATGTTCCGAACTAGGAAACTTACGTTTTCCTCATCCAGTGGAAGGTCTGCCAAATATTTGTTTTTAAAATATATAAGCATACTATTAAGTGTTGTGCTTATATCTCTATATTGGAAAATTCGTCTGTTATTGTAATGTGCCTGCCGAGTATCTTCCTCTAAGAACCTATAATATTCTTCTACAAGTTTTACTAGCTCAGGACCGTATTCCCTGTATATGGCAGGGAATTGCTTTTCAATAAAAAATGCAATTTTCTTTTGTACGTCCATTGCCTATAACCTTTAATTAATAATTTGAAATCACAGTGCCACCAGCGGTGCCGACTGTTCTATTTCCAGCAGATTTTTCTCTTTGCAAATCCTCTTCTGAAATAATTTCAACTTTGATGTCGTCATCCCTGAGTAGGAATACTCTACTTGTCGGCACAATAACATCACGGCGTTTTGTGTTTACCATAATATCTATGGCACTTCCTGTGTACGATTCAACTGTAAAGTCTACAAGTTTAATTTCGCCTCTTACATAATCAATGGTACCGATATTGATAAAGATAACTTGTGGTTGAGTAGCACTATCCGTTACTACCTGAATATTACCAAGACCATCATCTTGCATAAACACTGGAACACCTTCTGGTCCACTGCCTTTAATTTTAAATACAGATGATCTAAATGCCGGTTTGTATTCTGTAAATCCATTTGCCTGTTTATATGGATATGGTTTAACCAATTCAGCCTGGAATCTAAACACTGGGCTAGATGCAACCTTGACTGTCGGAGACCATTCAATAATAGGAGACACATCCAGGAATGTACTCTGAATAGAAGTATCCAATGCATCAATGTCACCAGTCAATTTTGAAACCCTTAATGTAGTGTCAAAATTATTTAAATTTGTAGCAGAGTAATTCAGAATTGTTTCTCTAACTTTTGTTTCAATTTCGTCAGGAGACATAGAGGTTTGTTTTTTGGTGTAATATAATTTAGCAGTAACACATGCAAACATAAATTCTGTTTGTACAAAAATTGGCTCAATGCCAAGTGGTGTTTTATCTTTTAAATATTCCAAATATTGGTTTGCCACCGAGGACGAAAGTAATTCAGCACCATCTCTAAGATATACTGCCAATGCAACCTTTCCGAATTGAGGAGGTTCCAACTCTTCGCCACCATAGGCTGAAACCGCAGTGATCTCAGGAAACTTTTGTCTTAATAAAACTTCATAATCACTTTGTGTGATTGCTCTTTCTTGTATTTGTAGAGCCTTAGGAGCAAAGGTCCTAATACTTTCCAATGATTCCCTCTCAGCACCACCTACCGCAGCCGAGACTGTATCCACAGTGATTGTAACTGTTTCAAGGAAGGTTGACGTAAACTTTGAAGCACCGTTTGGCTCAGCACCTGAGCAAATCCTATATCGTACTCTGACATCTTCGAATGCCGATGGCTGTTCACCGTAAACATTTCCGCCAAAATAAACTGAATATCTGTCGTCCAAATAAGGTTCTAGGTAAAAGACTTTATCAGCTGGACCTACACCAAAAATATCTTTTTGGAACAAATATACATTTTCGTTATCCGTTGCCTCTGCATCAACAAACACCTCGATTGAATCTGTATCGGCATTATCGTTGGTAAGAGCAACTCTTAGGATTCCATCATCGTCAACAATAAAACCTTCTCTTTCAAAACTGGTGAGCATTTCACCTTCAAAGATTTCAATATTATCTGCACGATAAACACCAGGAGATATTTTTCTTGCTATATATTGTTGCATGGTCACAAAGTTATAATTTGTGCCCTGGAATGCAGTTCTGAAATCACTAAACGCAGGGATTGCAACCGTTTGTCCTTGCAGTACTGCATCCGTGTCGGTAATGGTCACCGAGACCGTTGCTTTTGCGGATCGTCTTGACCGTGGAAGATAATTCAATTCCTTGGCATGGGACACAACCGAGTTACGCAAGACAGCTGAATCAAGGAACATTTCATTGATTGCCATATTGGTATAAAAGTTATTATGATATGTGTTATAAGCAAGTACATCCATAAGGACATTCATATTAGACCCTTCAAAGTTATAGTCTTTGAATTGGGTTTGCTGCCTCAAGTAGGTTTTAAGTTGAGATTTAATCAGCTCAAAATCTAGTTCGGTGATGGGCGTTTGAGTAGCCATATCTTATCTCGTCCTTTCTAGAATGACATCTAGTGTAATAGGTTGTTCTTGATTCCTCACATAAAAAGTTATGTTAGCCGATACATTATCACTGTCCATGTCCGCTGCAACTGTAACATCAATTAATTCTGCTCGCGGTTCATATAATTTAACTGTTTCCTCAATCTGTGTTTTAATCATTGTTAAAATGGCTGGAGTTAAGTTTTCAAAAAGTAATGCTCTTATGTTACCGCCAAGGTTTGGCTGCATTAATCTCTCTCCACGATCAGTCAATAACAAATTTTTCAATGCATCTTTTACTGCATCATCATTTTTTAAAACTGTCAAGTCATTAGATACAGGACTGATTGCAAGATCTTTTCTCAGATCAGCATAAAGATCTACCTTTTTAGTTCTTGGTGTAAATGTTGTAATAGGCATCTGCTATTCGTTCCCCGAGCCTGCTGGTTCTATGTGTATATGAGATGAATAAGCAATCAATTCTAAATTATATAGGGCTAAAAGACTTCTCATTAAAATGATATCATCACTATTTAGGTTATTAGTACTAATGTCAAATGCCTTCTTAGCCATATGCCAAGATCCTGCTACACCCCCAGCCTGTTTATTACCTTGACTGCTTCTCCAAGCACTTGTAATACCAAATGGTTTTCCGATAACAGCCTGAACTCTCATTACTTTAACAACAAAATTGCAATCCATTTCTTTCCAGGCACTTTCGCCATCATAGAAACCTGCCTTGCCATTAGGAAATGTAAACACATTAGACCCACCGGCCTCAATTACTTTAAATGTTGGTATATTATTAATTTCTTTACATGTGACCCCTGGTGGTGATTTTGGTTTCTTACCACTTGGAGTTGGATAACTGTTTTCAGATTCGTCACCCGTTTCAGCTGCAGTAACACCGGCGCTCCATTTTTCCTTTAAGATCTCTGCATTTTCTTTTCGTACAGCGGTGGGATATCTTTTAGCACCTCTTTTTACAAATAACGCAGAGGCGGCATTTGATGCTCTACCAAGACGATTTACTATTTGTTCATATTTTAATGCAAAGTTTTGTGATGGCCTTTTAACCTCATTGATTAATGCTTCTATGTTTGATATAAATGCACAGAACCTTAAAACAAGATACTGTATTTCAGCCAAACCTTTTCTGTCGAACAGACCTACAGCATAATCAAATAATTTACCTATACGTTCTTTAAGTGTTTCCTTATTATCATCATTCATAATTGCAGATGCATCATCTTGGATTTGTCTGCCACGTTTTGCTATATTTTCGTTGATAAAATTCTCGGCACAGTTTACATAATTTAAAAGATTAAAATTCTCAAGTGTCGCTACCACTTTTCGCCATGTCTGTTCAATTACATCAATAATTTTCTTTTTAGCTACCTTAATTAGAGCCTCGGCAAGTCCTTTTTCCTGGACATCCTTGAAAAATTGATTGTTTTTAATTCGAGTTATAAAGCTTAATGCATCTGAAATAAAACCTTGGATTGTGTCAACAATATCAAAGAATGCATCAATCGCACCAAATGCACCTTCTATTTGTTTACAGAAACCACCTAAAATACTATTTGAAAATGTATTTTTATAATAACTATCTAATTGAAAAAGTAAATTGTCAGTACCTAATGTAAGCTGCCCGTCAATAATCGGTGGAGTGTAATTCGACTCCTCCATAAAATCAACAAATTCCAAAGCACCAATACTTCCTCGTTCAATTCTTTCTGATAGGTCAGGATATTTTACCAGATTAGCACTATTAAGTAACTGATTAACAGAATTTAAACTAACATATAGGCTAGGTCCAAATCTAGCCTCTGCTCTAATCAATGGGTTTTCTGTTGCTTCACTAGAATAAGATTGAATAAAATCTTCTGCCCATGCATCTACTTGATTTAATGTGTATGATCCATCATCATGTACGAGGGGTAAGTTTATTGATACTCGTTCTCTGTTTCTGATGGTTTGATCCACCAGACATTGACCGTTTATGGACGGTGAGTATGAAAAGCACTTATCAGACATATATTCTCCTAATAAAATATTTATCCAAGTCCGTTAAAGACATCTGGCAAATTAACAGCTATATGCTTGTCAACATTGTCTAATGCGGCTTGTTGCGAGGATAGTAGTGCATTATACCTACTTCTAGCATCACTTATCGCAAATTGAACTGGGGCTGATGTAATAGTAGCCTCATTGCTTCCTACACCACCATATCTACTCTGACCAGTACTTGGGTCTGGAATACCTGCCCAGATACCAGCAAGGGTATATTGGAATCTATCATCATCTATATCGCCGTCTAGCCATCTGTTAAGACTTCCATCCATTTCCAAAAGACCAACCGCTGCTCTATCTTGAGTCGCAGCATCAAATGGCTCGTCTCTTGAAATGTAACCTTTATCAACTACACGTTTTAGTGTTGCAGTAATAAATTGATATCTACCAATGGCAGTACTTTCACTTTCACATTTTGGTGGCCCTTCGACACAAGCAATACCTCGGTCAATAAGATCCTGTTGGTAATCCATAACCTCACCAACGGTCATTTGTGAAATTGGTTTCCCTGGTCTGTTTGATTCACTAATTCCATTAAATATAGCATCGTAGCCATCTGCTCGTGATTCAGCGGATGAGATCATATCCAAAATAGGTTTCATTGAATCACTCTTATTGGATACTATATCTGCTGGAGTGTTATTTCTTGTAGAGTCGGTAGCAGTACCGGATCCATGCCCAGCACCTGAGGTGACACCAGCAGAACTTGAGGATCCTTGTCTATAAACAAATGCGGTATTTTTAGAAGGAGGTTCTGGCATTTTTGGTACCTTACTCAATTCCGCAAAATCCAATGTTTCGAGGAATGTACCAACGGCTCCGGCAGCAAATGATGGGCCACGGAGACGACCAGCAAGGTTCACAAGGTTATCAACCTCAACCAAAACACCACCATAGATTGATGTATATGTGGACGATTGGAATTTAGCAGGACCAACCAAACTGTTTATCTCTACACCCAAACCACCAAATGCAGTTGGTACCGTACCAGCAGCATCAATAAACAAATTATTTATGCCTGCATTAAAATCACCAACCCCAAATAGATTATAGCCTTCTGGACCAAATTGTACATTATGACTTAGTAAGCTTGTTTGTTTTGTATAAGGAGCAATTTGATTCCATGATTCTCCAGCCTGCAATTTCATGTTTCGTTTGGAATAAAGTGACATATTACTTACATTGGCAGCTATTCTTACCTCAGCAGCACGAGCCGATAATTGATCACTAGCATTAAGTGCCATTTGACCACCAACACCAAACTCTGCATTACCATGTACAAGCAATTTATAATCACCTAGAACTTCGGTTGTCATATTACCTTTTACATATGTTGTAGCATCACCCGCAATATGAACATGGCTTTGACCACCGACATAAACATGACTATTTTTTATGGATAAATCAAATTTATCTTGGTTCGATTTATAGGTAACATTTCCACTAGAGTCCATTTGGATATATGAACCTTCTTTATGCCAAATCATAATCCGTTCAGCATCATCCGTATCATCCAATTCAATAACGTGTTTGGATGTTTCCCATATTTTATTATGTGGCCATTTAGCATTATAAGCTGGGGGTGGCTCATCCCAATCATCAGAACTATTTGCTATTTTAACATTTTCTACACGGCTCATTTCCTGTGCAAGAATATATGTCTCGTCCAGGTTTTCACCACGAAGTAATCTTGATGAAGGTGGTTGACCCCAACTCTCAGGATCAGAACCCTTTGCCGATAGATGTCCGTCCTTATCTGGATATACACCTATGCCATCTGCCTCTGGATGGTCTGGTCTCGTATCAAAACTTGTAGGAATAAGACCTAAAACCATAGGCTGTTGTGCATCTCTACCGTCTAAAAATATGCCCCACACGAGTTGGTTCAAAGGTGGCAAAGGATTATTGTTACTATAGTTCCCTGCGACACATTTTGCCCAAGGTAAGAATTTTGTTGGAATATCCGTTTGAGTGCCGTGAACACCAAATGCCCTTACTCTTACTCTATGCTCTCCAGTATTATCATGGTCTTCCACCATGCCTATAAAAAATAATGGATTTTTAATTCCGCCTGCTTCAAACATTATGTACTCCAATCAAATTTAGTAACGGAAAGTTTTGTACTTAGCACATTATCTTCCAATGTATGGAGAGATTCTTTTACTAAATATCTACCAGATAACTGTTGGTGAGGATCCTTTTTAGAAGTAGATAATGCAGATTGTTCTTTAATTGAAAGATCAATAACTTTACCTGCCTTAATATCCAACCGACCTTTTAATTCCAAAGTAAGTGGTGTTCTATTTATGTGATGGTTATATGCAATTCTATTTGAAACGATTTCCGAAAAGTATTGTTCATTTTTAACTATAGGACTAGCATTAGGCTGAGTGCCATAGTCTCGTACCACCATAAAGGTTCTTTCACTATCCTTATTGAACCAATCCTTTAGAAATGGTTCGGAGTGAACATCATCTTCTACTCTATCGTTTCTTTGAGTTTTTTTATTATTAATGTCTAGGAAATTGGCATCTTCCAAATAATTAAAACGATTATTGATTACTCGTCTTCGATTAATATCAATTTCAATAACATTATTTCTATAACCACCAGAAAAGAAATCTGCCGATGTATCAACTCTAAGAGGATAACTTAGCCCTTCGACTTGACGAATGTGTGTTTCTGTTTGCCTCGGATCCATAGATCCATAAGGATCATAGGTTAAAGGAATGATTTCACTTTCATTAACGTCAGCATATTTAATTAGCCATTCATCTGTAACAAAGTAATAACCATCGACTGTTTCAAAGAACCTATATGTGCACGATGCTGATTTAGTGCTAAATGATTCTCTCGTCAAAAAGTTCATTGATTCCGCAGGGTTTAAATTAGGAATGAGTAATCTTTTTGTTCCTTCAGTTCGTTGGACAAAAAAGGTTCTGTCAGGTTCTGATTTAAGAGTATACGCATCGGTAACAAAAAATCGTTCATCATTTTTCTTTTTTGTTTGATTCCCAGCAGAGTTAACTCCTAAAAAATAATTATCCGTTTTAGTAAGTTTATCATAATAGTTATCAAAAACCTTTCTAGCCGCAGTGGATGCAAACATATCATACATAGGCTCACAAATTCTTTTACCTATCGTATTAAAAGATACCGTGGAAGTAAAATGCATGCTAAATGTTTTACCATCACCGTTTGATGTTGGGCTGATGCCATCAATCTTATAGACTCTTACGTCCATATTTACTATTGTGGATAAATCATAACCTTTAACAGTTAATTGTAATCTTTCCTCACCGCGTAAGGGTGTTAGGTTTCTATCCGTATAGCCGGTGGATCTTGCATCATCTTTTGTAGTTGGCAAAGCATTTTCGAGCAACCCCACTCTATCCTCTACAAGAATTGTGCCCAAATAGCTATTCTGTTCAATTGACTGTTGTAGACTAAACCCAGTAATCATTGCAGTAATATTAACGCCTTCTCCACCAGGAGGTGTTCCGTACGTGAACAGTACAGCCCTTTCAATTGTAGCCATGGATGGGTTATAATCTTGCGACACTTTAGCTTCCGACTCTCATTTTGGCGATAAACTCATCTTCCAATTGGCCAATAAAATCACTATCGAACAGAAAGATCTCTTTTTTATTTGAATTTAAATCATTTTCAAAATCAATAATTCTATATGGTTTCCATTCATCTGGAATAATACGTTTAATAATAATCTTTCGACCTGCTTCTGTACGAAGAATAATTCTATTTTCCGCACGGAGATAGATTGTTCTAAAAGATTCCGGAGCTAGTTTTACAATATCAACTGCCATTTAGACCTCTTTATAGTAATATAAAATGTTTTCTTCACTATCCTGATCCTTTACCCAGTCAACGACATCCTGTCCAGTCAACCCAGATTGCTCTGAATATTTTTCAATTAAATAATTATTAAAAGTTAATTCGTCCATAGGCCATTCGTGATAAGGATCAATGATGTTATTTGCCAAATAAACAAGCCAGACATAATCAACAGATCCGTAATAGAATAATGCAATGTCCTCAGCTCTTTCATCATCAGATACTGTATATGGTAAAAACAGCATAGGGTTTGTGGATATTGATTTTAAAAATTGATTTCTTCTCGTAATATCTCGTACCTGTTTACCTTGGTATTCGATAATAGGAAAATTCTGAAAATAACTAGCCATAACTTATCCGTCCCCTGCTCCTACACTAGCACCTTGTGTAACACCTTCGGTTGCGCCCGTGTAATCATTTGCTGTATGTATTTCAAGTTCTTGTAATTGCATACTTAATGTTATAGCACCTGGTTTACCATCGGTCATAATAGGAATTGTACCCGTGGCACCATAATCAATATTAACAGATTGAATCATGCAAGGTTTAAAACGTGGGAAGTGAGTCTGATCAACACCTAAAAGATGGATTTCAACTACACTTGGATATCTTAAAAACGCTCTGGAAATAACTTCAGTACCTGCAATATTAACACCTTGTGACTCAGGTAAAGATTTTGTTTTTAAATAATTAACCATGCTTTTGATTGTGTTTGAATCTGTTCTATCAAATGGATATAATTCCCATGTAAATTGATACGATTTTAAATTCACACCTTCAAATGCAAGTGTTTCTTTTGGGTTTACAACATTGCCTGAATATACACCGACACTACGAGCTATATCACCAGGAAGAAATGTACGCAACAAATATGCGGCACCTGCCGCAGCATCCTTTAGGCCGATACCTTGTAACGTTGCAGCTACATTTTGCATTGATTTTTGAAAGCCTTCCGAAGCAAGGCCTGCGCCTGAAGTTTGCATTAATTGAGCTAAATCACCAGTAATACTTTTTGCAGCAGATGTTATACCATTCAAATTACCTTCTGATCCAGTTTGACCCGTTAAATATGATGCAATTCTTTCTGTGATAAGACTTCTTTCAAACCCATTTAAACGAAGATCAACCTGATCCTGTAGTTGTTTTGGAAAAGGTAACTCAATGCCAGATGAACCGCTCAGCGCCTTATTAATTTGACCTTGTGTTTGAAATACTCTGGATGCTCCTAGAAGAGGTGTCAGTCCCTCATAGGTTTTTCTATCCTTATAAGCGTAATCTTTAAACACAAAAAGGATACTGTGAGCCTCGGTTCGATTCGGGAAAGACATAAATTTTCCATCAGTAGTGGATCTTTTATATTGTTCCTTCTTCACCTGTGGTTTTGATGACATATTATCCTCGTTTTCTATATAAATAGCTTTACAGAGATATTTATACAAAAAAATGTGATTAAAAAATGGCTTATAGTGGTAGGTTTCGGCCGAAGAACCCGCAGAAATACAAAGGTGACCCGACAAAGATTATTTATAGATCTTTGTGGGAATTTAAATTTTTTCGTTATGTCGACTTGCATCCTTCGATTGTATGGTGGCAGTCGGAAGAAGTTGTTGTGCCGTATGTTTCCCCAGTGGATGGCAAACGACACAGGTATTTTCCGGATGTAATTGTAAATAAAAGAATGCCGAATGGTACATCTAAAACTATAATGATTGAGATTAAACCATATAAACAAACATTACCGCCTGACATAAAGAATAAGAATAAAACAAAGACAGGCAGAATATCAAGAAGGTATTTAAACGAGGTAAAGACGTATGGTGTTAATTCGGCAAAGTGGAAGGCGGCTAGAGGCTATTGTGCTGACAGAGGTTGGGATTTTGAAATTATGACAGAAAAAGAATTAGGAATTAAGTAATGGTAGCAAAGGTATTCGACGATATCCTTTTGAAGGGCATACGCTCTGGTCAGGCTCCAGCACGTACTGGTGAGGCTCGTAAATGGTATCGAGACCAGGCGGCTGATGTTGCTAAATCCGCAGCAAAAGGTGACAGACTTGTAAGAGAAACAAGTTCGGATAGATTAAAAGCCAAATCAAGATTTAGAATAGGCAGCATGTATATGTTTGCTTATGATCCTAAACATAAAGAAACATTACCATATTACGATAGATTCCCATTGGTGATTCCTATAGGACCAGCCAAGGGTGGATTTATCGGCATTAACTTTCACTACCTCCCACCGAGACTTCGAGCAAAATTATTTGATGCATTATATGATACAGCAACAAACGAACGTTTTGACGAATCCACTCGACTAAGAGTTAATTATGGAATATTATCAAACGCAGCAAAGTTTAAGGAATTTAAGCCTTGCATAAAACATTATCTTACCCCACACATTAGGACCAGACTGATTTATGTAAATCCTTCAGAATGGGATATTGCACTATTTCTACCAAGCGCTAACTTTTATGGTGCCAATAGGTCCAAAGTTTATGCTGAATCACGACAAAAGATTAGAGGATCATAAGAATGTCATTTAACATTTCTCAATTTAAATCAGCTCTCAACAATTTTGGTGGCCCATCACGGGCTTCATTGTTTGAGGTAAGTGTGATTAATCCACCGACAAGGGGCACAAGTGTTAATGCCACAAACTTTCAGTTCTTTTGTCAATCAGCGGTTGTACCTGGGATTCAAATTGAAACACAACTGTATGCACCTGTTGCTGGCAGACCTGTACAGTTTCCGACCGGTATCACACCATCGCCATTTAATGCAATTTTTCTTATGGATTCAGAACACCAATTACTTGAATTTTTCCACAAGTGGATTCAACAGGTAGTAAATTATGGAGTTGGTGGTGGCAAATTTTCGTCAATTAGCTCAAGATCAGGTGGGACAATGTTGCCATTTGAAATAGGTTATATGGCGGACTATTCAGCAGATATTATTATTAAACATTATACTGTTAATTCTGACGGTACATCATATTATGAAACAAAATTACAAAATGCATATCCAGTTGCTGTAGGTGACATTGATCTTGCATGGAGTGACAACGATTCATATCTAACACTTCCGGTTTCATTTGCCTATGAGCAGATTGTATATTCCGGAGAGGAAACAGGTAATCCTTTAAGCGGCTTGGGTAGAGGTGCTGGAATATTGGATGCACTAGGAGCAATTGCTGGGTTTGTAGGCACTGTACAACAAACCGTTAAGCAAGGAACAAAATTTGATTCCGTACAAGATGCAGTGAATAGAATATATAGAGTGCGAAACTCTTTTAACAGAATGACAAATACACTTGGCTAAATTATAGGAGATTATAGTATGGGATTACCTAAGATTGACTTACCAATTTTTGAATTGAAATTACCCTCAACAGGTAAAAAAGTTAAATACAGACCCTTTACAGTAAAAGAAGAAAAGATTCTACTTGTCGCCCAACAGGACGGCGAAGCAGAACAAGAAATTTTGGCAACAAAACAAATCGTGAATAATTGTCTCATTGACATAGACATTACAGAATTGCCTATGTTCGATTTGGAATATGTCCTTCTATTACTGAGAGCAAGATCCATTGATAACAGTATTGGATTTACAGTTAAGGATCCTGACACAGACGAAACAGTTGAGCTAGAGCTTGACATTGATAATGTTAAAATTACCAAGGATGATAAACATACAAATCAAGTAAAGATTAATGATGATTTTACTTTATTTTTAAAATATCCAAACATTGATCAATTTATCCAAATTATAACTATGAATCAAGAAGATCCATTAATGAATTATTTTATTATGACTTCGTGCCTTGATAAGGTCGCATCAGAGGATGAGGTGCATGATTTTAAGGACTATACAAACGAGCAAATTGATGAATTTATGGAAAATATGACCGGTGATGTAGTAACTGGAATTAAAGAATTCTTTGAAACAATGCCGAAGATGAGACATGAAATAAAATATAAAAATCAAAACGGAGATGATAAGACCTTTGTGATCGAAGGCATGAGGACTTTTTTTATCTAGTGCTGAGCCACACGAACCTGGGTGAATATTATCAGATGACATTTGCCTTGGCTCAGCACCATAAATACTCAATAAGTGATATTGAAAATCTGCTACCTTATGAACGTGACTTATATTTCCAAATGTTAATTAACTTTATAGAAAAACAGAACGAAAAGAATAATAGGTAAAAAATATGGCTAAACTGTCCGAAGAAACACAAGCTATTATTAATAGGCTTAAAGCTGAAGGTGATTTAATTCGCAATAGCGGAACCAATTCTCTTCGTTCAGTTAAAGTTGAGCTTAGTAAGTTTGAAGGTGTGTTTCAATCTATTAATACTAATCTTATAGATCAAACAAATATGCTTAAGGCAGCTTCAGCTCTGACACAGGAGCAACTTGAATCTCAAAGGCGTAGAGAAGATTTTGAGGAAGTTCAAAGGAATGAAGAAGCAAAAGAAAAGGTAAAAACAGGACCGCCTGGTCCGGTAGGATCTGATAAAAGTGAATCCGTTCTGGGTGCTCTAATGTCTGGTGGTATAGGCGGTATATTTAAAGATTTTGCTAAAATTGCCGTAGGTGGTGTTGGCCTATTTGCTGCTTATAATTTTGCAAAAGGCTATATTGACGAAAAATCTGGTGGTGGTTTTACTAAATTTGAAACTAGTATGGTCAAAACATTTAAGGATACAGACTGGGATCAAGTTGGTGTTTCATTTAAGGAGTTTGCTGAAAAGGTACCGAAAGCTCTGATAAAGATTACAGATTTTCTTACTAATCCATTAACCTATCTTGTTGGTGGAGCTGCGGCGGCCGCGTTGAAGTTGGCAATTACAGGTATTACCACAAAAATAATGACCGATAAAATTGTGGATAGAGTCCTTGAGAATCAAGGTATGGGTGGTACCGATAGACAAGATA